TCTTTAAATACGGATCAGTTTTAATACCACCTGAACTTGGAGGAACAAAAGGACGTGAAGAAGCGTAATCTTGAGGAAGAGATCTTTTACCTGCAACAGCATCCTGTAATTTAATACTTATGTCACTAAGTTTTTGCTCAGCTGCAGTATATGGTCTATTCTTTAATTTATGACCTAGTTGTCCTGCTAGCTGTTCTTTATATAGCCTTGCAGCCTCTAACGCATGTGGTGCGTCATAGGCAATAACGGTACCTACCTTATTAGCATCATCAACAGTAGCCATTTACTCACTTCATTTTTATTTCTATACTGATTCTATCTGTGACAAACCCGTGTAAATGCTGGACTCCGATATAACCAAAAGGAAGAAAAATCAAAATCAACAACAACTCAGCATAAGTGATTGGTCTCTTCATAACAAACAATATCCTTTCCTTACGGAGTTTAGCGAACTTCTAGAAGATATGTCCACGAAAGATTTAAAAAATAATTTACTTACGGATAGCCAAAAAATGTTAGCCGAATCTCTTTGGATGGCTAATAAGAGTAAAAAAGAGTTATATCCAGATTATCAACCAGAAATTAGTAAACTTCGAGACTTCTTTATACAAGCTTTAATCACTGATCATAAGAGACAATGGGACGAATACAAAAAATCAGCTAACATCATGGAAGACAGCATCCTCGAATGACAATAATTAATACTGAGGATTGGTTGCACGTATTAGAAAATACAGATTACGAACCAGCAGAAAATACTACAACTGTTTATCAAAGCTACCGTTTTGAGAAATTAGATATAGATGCAGTAACTGTAGATAATTTTAAAAAACATCTAATGCCTTCATTAATTGAACAAGTAGAAATGTTTATACCACCTTCAGGTAGTTTTAAAACACCTGATTTACGACGATATTTAGACTTAATAAGAGGTTATGAGACTAGTACAACAGATCTAATGTTAGGCTTATCTCTTGCTGATCAAATAAGACTAACCTTCAGCGATATGAGAACTAGTACAATCTGTGATCGTTATCCAGAAATAAACCTAGCGGAAAAAAGACGTTATAGATGTGTAGCAGAATACTTAATAAGACAAGGGGAATTAACAAAATTAAGAGACGAAAATGGAAAACTTATAAAGAAAATTGGGAATATGCAGAAAGCAGTTGTTTTATATAAACCATTAGAAAAACTTTTAGAAACTTTAAAAAAATCAGGGTTAGGTCACTTAATTAAATCTGTACCTAAGGTAAAACCTGTTAAAGAAACGAATGAGAGCTACACTAAAGTAGCTGGAGAATCTAATGACAAGCAGACGTAACAAACTACTCTTGAGAATGTTGGGGACAACAACAGGAGAAACAGAAGAAAAACTATTAAAACTTTCGATTGAACGTATTGTTGCTGATCAAGCTGAATATTATAAAAAATTCTATAAAAACGAAGGACCAGGAGCAATAGTTTTTATGCCTCAAAAGAAAGATAAAGATAGTATGTTTTATTTAACTGTTGATCTACTTATAAAAGCAGTTAATGATGCAAATAAGAATGAATTACATGGAGTAGAACATTTAAGAAAGGCAATATCAATAGCAGAATCACTTGATCCTGAAAAAGAAGCACTCTTCATACTTCAAGACAATAATGATATACAATTATTCCACTTTAAAACAGACGAAGAAAACAAAAGTATTCTTCAAATGTGAAAAAGAAACCCCTATCGTGGCGACAATATAAATTTATTCTTGGAAGAATCCTTCATATTGAGGATGATTGGCTAACTCCAGCAGAATATATACCTTATATAAGTGCTTTACTAGGGGATATTGACCTTGATCCTTGCTCTACACATAATGCAAATGCACAATTTTTAAGAGCAAAAAATATATATACATTAAAAGAAGATGGTTTAAATATGCAAGACCCTTGGACAGGTACAACATACTTATTTCCTCCTACCTATGGTAGATGTTCATTTAGTAAACAAAGAGGGACATGGAGATGGAGTAAAAGAGCTGGTGGAGCAGCTAAAGCACCTTCTATTATTTGGTTTCAACGCCTATTAAGAGAATGGAAATTAAGAAACATCCCTGAAGCATTATTTTTTACTACATATCCTGAAATGATGAGGATTTTACCAGAAATGTGGGATTATCCAGTTTGCATCCCTTATGAAAGAGCTAACACCATACATGGGAAAGACTTTTTTACATTAAAAGCACCAATGTTTTGGGGGTATTTTATATATCTACCAAAATTAGAGTTTGGCTTCCAACAAGCAGATAAATTTGTGGAAATCTTCTCACATATAGGTAAAGTTATTAGCTAGAGGTTAAACTAAAGGTTCATGACTACAGAGAATAACAATTCTGCAATGACTGGGACACAGATAGAAATAGCCTGTGTATGTGATGACATAAAAGAGCTATTACTTTATAAGAATCAGCAATATGGTGACTCAGCATTAAATCCGTCAAGGATTTTTAGTAAAGCTAATGCAGTAGAGCAACTATTAGTGCGAATAGATGACAAATTAAACCGAATAAAAAAAGGAGCTGGTTTAGTGGGAGAAGATGAAGATGTAATACAAGACTTGATCGGGTATTTAGTACTGCTTAAAATAGGTTTAAAGCACCAAAAGGCTGAAACAAATGGATTATGAAGTAATTAAAGAAGCTTATAAAAATGAGCCAGAACTTCAGTTAATTGATGCATTAGATCTACTTAGTCGAGACCCTTACGCTGCTGGGGAGATCCTAGACTACGTGGCTTCTCAGACCAATAACGAAAAAAACGTCGTAACACTTCCCCAGATGAATCCCACTGAACCAATTTTTTCTCAAGATATTCAATTGCTTTCAGCTGATTGGGAGCCCCAGTATATGTCTCAGGGAGATTTAATAAGCATTTCTTCAAATGACACCGATGAGGGACAAACGTTGGAATTGTCTTGTCAGGGGCCAGATACGTATCCAGTTCCATACGACGTTGATCTATCAACAGATCTCCACCTGAACACCACAAACGATTGATATAAGGGCTCCATTCACGAATTAAAGCTGTTTTAGTAGCAGAACTATTAATTAAATCAAGAAGACGACAAGTTTTTAAAGAACTAATACCAATACTGAACGCAAAACTCAATAAGGCCGCTTTTCTATTTGTGTTCAAAGGTACAAAAACGTACTGGGAAACTAAATCAGAAAACTCTTTTAAATCCTCTATTAATTGTTGTTCAATCTCTTCTTCAGTAGCAATATCATTAGATTTTAACCATCTCTTTCCAAGTTTTTTACTGCTATAACCTATTCGCCAGATATTTTCACCATATTCTTTATACGCAGCATATCGACCCATACCAATATGAGTACGGGCAGGAGAATAGCTTTTTATAAGTTCTATACCTTTCCAAGTAAGGAAAGGATGTTCTTTCCAGTTTTGCTTTATACGTTCCTTTTTATGGGACGTCAACGCTGCCGTTATAACTTACTTCAGAATAACCGTCTAAATGAAGTACAACAACATAATCTTTAGCTGCGTTAGTTACCGCAACTCCAACAGCGCCTTTACCTTTACCATCCTTGGCTATATTAGAAACAACTTTGTATCCACTAGGAGCACTACTGCCACCGTAAGCATCTTCTTGAAATATCTCCATTGTATTTATTCCACTTGTCTTATCAAGCTTTACAATGATATTTCCAGTTCCGCCTGGATTAACACGGAAAGCTCTAATAGCCTCCCCTGTAGTACCTGATGACGTTGCACCAAGATAAGTAACTTCAGAGCCAGTATCGACACTAAATGTGTCTAAAGTGCCTTCAATAGTGCGAGTAGCCATAGTATTTAAGAAACCTGTCCCACAGTGGAGATGTTGAATTTAATGTCGGCATCAATGCCGTGATCTTTTAGAACGCCATAAAACATTTGACGATCCAACGCTCTTTGATGGAGCATTTCTATAAAGGCTTCCTCTAAGTCATCACGATCTAACTGTTGAATCGCTAATGCAGTGGCGTGAATTTGAAATTCAACGTCCATTGGAAGCTCGATTGCATCCATAAATAGCTAAAACCTTATAGTTATCTTACCAAGGCTGAATTAAAGAGCAATAAAAGATCAAATATGGTAGTGACGCTTAACTAGCTTTTCTTTATGCAAATGGGAATTATGTTTTAAAAACAAGGTACTGCAACAGTAGGTACTACTGAAAAATACAATAAAAGATAATGCCATTAATTCCATTTCTTTGTAAGATACCTTATATATTAATTTTAATATGGCTCCGTCTAAAAAAGTAATCATCAATACTCTTATTGGTCATGGTATCGGAGGTACTCCAAAAGTATCTGCATTACGCATGACAAAAGAAGCTTATAACTTAACTGACAATGAATTAGAATGGGCATTAGAAGCTGCTAATTTTAATCCCCCACCAGAAAAGATTGATTATAAAAAGTTTTATTATAACAATATAACGAAAATAGCAAAAAAAGTAGATAATCCACATATTCAACTTTATTACATTGATAATTTTCTTACACAGACCGATTGTCAATTACTAAGAGGGTACATCGATCAAACTGCTCAACCGTCAACAGTACATGATGCTGGTTCAAAAAATGATATAAGAACTCGTAAAGAGAACGAAAGAACCAGTAGTCAAATATTCATTGACTGGAGAACTAACGAATTTTTCAGCTACATAGATCGAAAAATTGCTGCAGCAGTGCAACTACACCCTTTTAGCGGTGAAGGTATGATGGGCCAAAAATATGAAATAGGGGAGTTTTATATAAGACACCCTGATTACTTTATAGAAAAAGATATTGAAACTTATTGCACTTGGATGGGACAAAGAACTTGGACGACTATGCTTTATTTAAACGATGTAGAAGAAGGAGGAGAAACTCAATTTCCTAATCTAAATATAAAAATGAAACCAAAAGAAGGTACTTTACTAGCTTGGAATAATTTATATATAGATGGCACTAGCAACCCAAATACGTTACATGAAGCCTTACCTCCTAAATCAGGTAAAAAATATATAATTACAAAATGGTGGAGAAGTTGGAACCTTATTTAAACCCTTATAACGCCTGCATCAACTTTACCTTTAATATCATTTCTTACAGAACCTTTAAGAGCCCCGTCACCAGGATCTGGTAAATCTTCAGCAATACGCTTACCTATCCACCTTTCTGGGTTTTTAACATATTCATCTAAAAATGCTTTTGATTTTTGGTCAACTTGTGACCCATCC